GGCGGGATCGCCCGTCTCGACCCCGTCCACTTCGGCGGTGAGGATGGCAAACGCCCAGACCCGCTTCAGCAATTCCGCCGCGCGCGTCGTCTCGTAGTGCAGCCGCAGCATCCGGGCCGACCTGTCGTCGTCGTCGAGACTGTCAATCGGCGCTTCGGTGAGCAGGCCAAGCGCCATGTTGGCGATGTCAGTCGGGGTTACGGTTGCCATCGATCAGCCCGGCGTCGGGAGAAACTTGGACCGGCGAATGACATTGCGTCGAACTCCGAGCTGGTTGTGAATGACGACATGCTCCTTGGCCGCCAAAGCCGCCTCCATCGTGGGGAATCGCCGCCGACGCATTTGCGCCGGAATTGCCTTGCTCGCGTCTTCCTGCGGCGCCTGCTTGACAGGCTTGCGCGGCTTACCTTTTGGCCAGGGCATCGGCATTCTCCAAAAGAAGGATTGGCGGAGCCGTAGTGACTCCGCCAATTTGCTTACGCGGTGGCTTCGGTGGTCCGAAGCGCGATGAACGGAACGTGCTTCTTGATGGTCGTCGCACGATCCCAAGACGTCGCCGCAGCCAGTTCGGTGTCGGTCGCGAAGTCACCGGCCGGCACTCCCGCAAAGGTGAACCCCTTCACATGCGGAACGAAATGCCGGCGGGCCGTAATATCCGTCACACCAGCACCGTGACCTGCACGCGGCACGCGATCGAACTCCAGGGGCCCACCGCTGAGCATCACAGGAAGCTCCGCCCAGTGGATTGCACGCGGCTTGAACAGAAAGCCGGTGAACTCCGCATTGCCAGCGCCCGCGACAGAAGGAATCTCGTCATCGACGACGAGGCGGACGCCGTTCCAGTATTCGATGCCCGGCCCGCCCTGTTGCCCGGCCGGGACATAATCGATCTGGTTCAGATGCCGCAGCTTCTGCGCCTGCTTGGAGTGAATCCACGCCACCTTGAATTCGGTTGCGCGGTCCCCCATCAGATACGCCGCATCGACGATATCGAGATCGCCGATCGACGCGTTGGTGTCGAAGACAAGATCGCCAGCGTCATTGGCGACGTTATCGGCGATGATGCCCTTGAGCATCGCAAGAAGGGTCTGCTTGTTGGCCCACTGCCAGTAGTCAGACTGTTCCTGCACGACGATACGCTCGGGATCGTCCCCGGCGATGATCTTCGTCAGGTCGGCGATGCCCCACGACTGGGCACGGATGTTGCGCGCCGCTCGCTCCTTGCGCGACGTGACCTTCTTGACCTCGATGAGATCCGTGGGGTCGTCGTTAACCGGCTCGCTCTCGATGCGAGGCAGCGGCTGCCACATCGGCATGTCGACGGAATAGCCGCCATTTGCCAGTCGTGAGGTGATGTCGGTGTCGGAATACACGACGCCGGCCTGAAAGATATCCATCTTCTCGACGGACTCCTCAAACTGGTATCGCGCATGGACTGCCGGAACGATCGCATCAACGATGCGAGTAAAAGCGTCTGCCATTGTATTTTACCTTGAGAGATGCGCCCGGCCTACCGCAGGCCCCAATCCATGGGGTTTTCGCCTGCTTCACGGGCAAGCCGTTTGGCGCGTTCGGGGTCTTTTTTGACAAGAGCCGATATGCCGGCGACATCCCGCGCATTCCGCGCATCCCGCTTGAAGGGATTTCCGCCGGATGCCACCGGATCGTTGCCGATCGTGTCTTCCGCGAACATCGTCTCGCCGACCGCATAGAGGGCTTTCGCCAACTGCGGGTCGGTCATCGCGCCGTCCGGGAGCACGAGGCCGCCCTTCTGGAACGATTCCGTCAGTCCGAGTTTCCTTGCCGCCCGGTTCATCAGTTCGGACTTCGCCTTGAAGCCCTCGCTTTCGACCGGTCCCCATTCCTTCGTCAGATCCGCGTGCGTGGCTTCGACGGCATCGGCCTGCGCCTTGAGCGCCGCTGTTTGCTGCTCAGCCATGAAGCCCGCGAACTTGTCGTGGATTGTCTGCGCCTGTTTCCCGTTCAGGCCCGCCTCGTGCATCCAGTTTTTGGACGTGTCGGCAAGCTCCTGGTTGTAGGGCAGATTTTCGGGAAGCCCTTCCGGGCGGGTAAACTCGTACTTGTCGGGAGATTCGGGCGGACGCATTGCCTCGGGAAGGCGGGAATAGAACTTATCCCACTCCTCCTTCGGCGCGTCCTCCTTCGGAACCGTCACACTCGAACCCAGCTTTTGCTCGGCGTTCATGTAGGCGGTCGCGATGTCCTCGGGCGATTTGTAGCCCTTGGTATCGACCCACTTCCGGGTGCCTTCGGAAAGACCGGAAAAGGGATCACTATCGGTCGTGGTGGCTGACCCGTTGTCCACCGCTTCCGGCTGAACGTCAGGGGTGCCCGCCGGAGCATCGGCAACAGCCGGCGCGTCCACGGACCCTTCGGTCGCAGATTCCATGATTTGTGTCCTTGTTGGAGGTGTTAGCTCCGCGCTTCCCGCGCAGCCTTCTCAAGAGCGACCATGCGTTCGTCGCTCATGTTGAGATGGTTCAGGATGGCCCGGATCGGCTCGGCACGCGCCGCCTGTAGCGCGCAATGCAGCTCAAATCCCTGCGGCGTTCCCGTATTCTTGATCCATTCGGCGTAGTTCGGAGGGCGGAAAAAACCCGTCAAAGCAACAAGCTCGGACAGGACGATTTCCGCGTCTTCCCGGCTGCCGCCGCCACTGAAAAGCGTCTGGAAGGCCTTGGCCTGCCGAAGTTCAGCCTCGCTCTTGTTGCCGCTGACACCCTTCGCCGTGGCGATCTTGCGGGATGTCATGCCGGACGCCGATCCCACCAACTCGCCATGCTCACAATATCATCCCCGATCATAGAAACCGTATACTCTACAGGGACGTCCATCTTCTGCCGAAGCGATTCACGATTGCGAACGGCGTCCGCGTGTCTCGACGCCTGTTGACTGACTTCTGGAACATCAAGAAAATACCCAGGAGGGCAAGCGAGGGGCGGGAATCCGCCCTCCTTCATCTTGAGGTTTGCTTCCTTTCTGGCGGCAAGAAACATCGCCGCAATATTCGGCGCAATCACCCTCGTGTCGTCATGCCGGGTTGACCTGATTTTCATGATCCAGCCCTTCCAATCATTGGTTCATCATCCCGTCCATCAGGCCGCTCTCCTTGGCCTGCACAGCCGCCGGAACACCGTCCCTCGCAACCTTGCCGGCCTGTTCCATAGCTGCCATGCCGGCTTGCGCCTGTTGCGCCTTGGCGCGGTCCTCGCGCAGCTTCCCGATTTCTTCCTTGCCACGAAAGACCCGTTGCGGCGTGCGACCGGCGCTCTGGATAACCCGCAACGCTTCGTCGCTGTCGATATTGTCGATAACGGAAGGATCAGCCGAAGCCATGCCCATCGCGCTCTGCACCAGTTGCATCGTATCTCGCGCCTCCGCCGCCCTGCGCAGCACGTCTAGAGGACTGGTAAAGGTCGCGCGGATCGCCTTGCCTTGCAGACTGGCCGGCGGGATGAACCGCGACCCGTCGGCGTAAAGGCCCTTGTCCTCCAGCAGCGCCAGCTCCCGATCGAGATTGGTAGCAAAACCGGATTGAATCACAGAGCCGGCCGGGCCGAGCAGCGCACCCTTTTCCTCTTGCCGGATCAACGCTTCCGTCGCCGTCATCTGCGGATTCTGGACAAGCGTCTGAAACAGGTTGACATAGAGCATGTCGTTGACATCGGACGCCCGCTCCTGCGCATAGTTGAACGCATAGGTCGGGTTTTGTCCTACATTGATCGGCTGAATCATCAACCGTCCGTTGTCATCGACCAGCCCCTCATAGTTCGCCCCCGGATTGAGGGCCGGAACATAATCCAGATCGGCATGGGATGCCGTCGCCGGGTCTGTCACCTGTTGCAGCGCGCGAAGCCCGGAATGGCGAACCGCGTTCAACTCGCGAACCGTGGTGAGCGCCTGAATGCAGGGCGAGGTGCCGTAAACGTCCCCCTCATATCGGCGCCAGTTGAAACAGGCGATCGGAAATGTCCCGAAAGACTTCTCCTTGACGACCTCTTCCTCGCTTTCGACGATGTGATACGAGACGAATTCACTGTCCAGATAGACGCGCTCGCCAGCCAGATCGTATGTCCGGCGCTCGTTTCGAGGCTGGATTGCCTGAATGATGGAGACCTTCTCCAGCGCCTTTGCCGGATCGTCCACCAGATTGCGGATCGCCTTCGGCAGCTTCTCATAGCCGACCAGTTGCGCCAGATCGCGCGCCGTACGCTCATAGCGCCGATGGAAGATATCGACCTCGCCCCACCGGTTGCGGGCGATGAAACCTTCGTTGACCGGAATCGAAGCATAGCGGATCATGGTCCCGCGAAACGCCTCTTCCGCATAGAGATAGGCCGGGCCGAACTTCACCACATTGGCATAGACCGCCTGAATGGCGGGGACGAAATTGGACGACGCCGAATAGCGGATCGAAAACAGGAAATCACGAAGCCCCTCAGCCCATTCCTTTTCCTTTTCATCCTCCTCATCATCCATCGCCGCCGTCGAGATGCCGTGCCATTTCTCGCTCTGCGGCGTGATCAGGCTTTCCAGTCCGGCGGTCAGCCGATCGACAGCCGACGTGATTGTATTGTCATAGACAAGGGCGCTGCGACGCTCCCCCCGCTCAGCCTGGTTCGACCTGTCATCACGCCCGCCGCGCCAGTTCATCGGAGGGGAATCCGGCGACACGAAGTCGGCAACGCGCTCCCAGACCGTTTCATACATGCTGCGAACGTGCTCAAGCTCGCTCTGGCGAGAGAGTATGTCACGGGCGAGTTCGGAGGTCATTCGGAAAGATACCCCATATCTCGCAAGACGCGGGTCTTCATCGCCTCAAACAATGCCAGCATCTCGGATGCTCGCATGTTGCACGCGTAGAACCGGGAGGAATAATTTCCCCCGGTATCGTCGAGACACAGCACCATCAACTTGTTGCAGGGGAATTCTTCCGCACGCAGATCCTGCACCGCATCTTCCAGGCATTCGATCGGCGACAACAGACTGTTGTCATTGTCGCGCGCCGCGCGCAGCGCGTTGATGGAACGAACGTCGCTCATTGACCGAGGAGCACCTTCTTCTGCCCGGCCACATCGGATGGCGACAGATCGGACTTTATCGTCGCGGCGCGGCCGGACATCTGCCGAAGGCGATCCGCCTCCTGCCGCTCGCGCAGTTTGATCGCATCGGAATCCGGCGTGGGTGTAGCCGGAAGCGGCTTGGGTTCCGGGATTTTCGGAGAAGAGAAGCACATCAGCGCGTCCAATCGTAGAGCTTGAAGGTTTCCCCGCCGCGCCCATAGCCCGGCAGATCGCAGCGTTCCGCCGCGCCCATCAGTTTGAGCCAGCGACAGGCCATGACGTTCGTCGCCATTGCCCGCGCTTCCATTCGTGTTGCCGAGGTCGCGAGAATATCCGGCGTCATCACGCGGCGGACATGGCGGGTCACGGCGGGAATCGCGTTGCCGATGCGAGCCGTCCCGAAGCTCCATGCCGTCCAGAGGTGATCCCCCAGAAGACGGCACGCCCCGAAGGCGCATTCCGGGTTCCCGTCGACCAGGGCGACGTAGGCGTGGTCCCGCAAGTGAGCCAGCGCCAGATCCATGTAGTGGACCGGCCCAAGCTGTGCCTCGCATTCGGCGCGATCTTCCGGCCGCATGTTCGCCGCAATATAGGACAGGTCGCGGAAGGACGCCGGGGCGATTTCTGTCCGCACTTACCAGCCGGTCCTTACGCAGCGGCGACGGCAGCCCCGAGAAGCACGCGAAGCCAGTTTGTCCCGTCTGAATAGGCCAGGCACGGGGACCCGGCCGCGCCATTCGAGACATAAATCATCTTGCCTTCATTCGCCGCCGCATCCGGGACGGTCGCGACCGTGAAGCCGTCGAGCGTCTGGAGGTCTTCCATCGCCGCATTGATTGCCGCAGTGCCGGTCTTGCCGCGCGCGAGGACAGGGGTCAGTGCCATGAGATTATCTCCACATTGAAAGGGGGTCTGCGTTACCGCGCGCCTTTTCCTTGCCGCGCTTCTTCACGATCTGTCTGGCCAGGCTCCGGTCCCGGTGAAACCACGCCATGATCACCGCATCGGCTTCGTCAGTCGACGACCCGAGCCGCTTGCGGATGTCATCCTTGCTCTCGACAACGATCGACTTGCCGCGCAACTTCCATGTCGGCGCGGTCAGTTGCGCCTGCAATCGCGGATCGGGCGGCAGCTCGATAGTCGGCTCCGCGCTGGGATCAAGTTCCTCGCGCAGCCGCCACCAGCTCTCGGCCCGGCAATTCAGAAATTCGAGTTTTCCGTCCTTCGTCCTTGCCTGCGAACCAGCCGAGGCAATGAACGCTTCCGCCGCGATTTCATGGTGCGTCTTGAGATGATCGCGAACCGAACCACCCCATCCGCCGGTCAGATCAATCGTGATCCCGCATTCGTTGCGGCGATGCGCGAGGATCATCAGCGCCACAGATGGCCCGTCCGGCGTGTCCTTGCCCTTCTCCCGGACAATATTGTCCACACGAACGCCATAGATCGGCGCGATCGTCGTCGCGTCAGGACCGCCCTGCGCAACGTCCACGCCCATGTGAAGCATCGGCCCTTTCGGCTTGTCCCTGTTCTTGCGCCACCTGTCCTGCGCCAGCAAAACCCATTCGGTCGGAATGACCTGATAGGGGTCGTCCGTCCGGCCTGCGAGGAAGTCGCCATAAAGCAGTTGGGAGCGCAACGGCTCGGGCATCGCGTTGATCTGCGCCCGGTAGTTCGTATCCCTCAGATACAGGTTGTCATCCAGCTTCGACGGGATAAAGGTCCGCGAAAGCGCTTCATATTCCACACCGTCGATGACGTGCTTTCCAGGCCCATCGGCCCAGACCGTGCGGATTTCGTTCGCGTCGCCCACCGTAACAGCCCAGCGCAATTCGCCGGGTTCCGCCGTATTTCCGAACGCGGGATCGATCCAGGGCGCGAACCATTCCACCAGCCACTGACCATCACCACCCATCGGCGGGTTCGAGGCGATAACAGCACGACAGCGCCGCCCCGATGCCGATCGCAGCCAGCCCAGGACGAAGTTGACCTTGTAGGCCGTGAGCTGCGCACCCTCGTCAAAGCCGATGAAGTCATGCGGCCGGCCTTGCCACGATCGTTCCGAGCCGGGGTTTTCCAGATGCCCGCATTCAATCAGCCGGTCATCATCGGTGATGACGCGCTTCTTGACACTATCGGCCCGCTGGTTGTCCTGGCTGATTTCCATCAGCCGGTCCCAGAAGCCATCAAGATCGTTCGATTGGCGCCGGAAGATAACAGAGCGCTCGTGCTCCATGAGCGCGAGGCCACAGAGAAGATCCGT